GACCAGAGGCTACAGCAAGTCTAAACATTTCTGGTAAATTAAGCGCGTTGTTGCGCTCTATGTGTATTGCCATTTCTCGCAAAATTTTTTCTTGCCACTTCCTTGGTCCACTAAAGTTTTCAAGGGGGGTGTCCTTTTGTTTCCAAGGGAACACATACTTTACAAAGTTTACTGGATTGTCTTTAATTGGTCCCGACCATATTTCGGTCATCAATTCTTTTTCTTGTTTCACTCCGTATTTCATAATAAAAATTTAGTTATAGTGTTATACATATATCGCACCTGCCTGCGCACGCAAGGGGGGGTAAATTTGCATTTTGTAAGAGAGATTTCATATTAGTTAAGAGGGAGAAAAACTAACATTACAAACTTACCCCTTATTATCTATATCGCTACCGCTCGCGCGCTTGCGCGGGGGTAGTTCTGGAGTCGGCGCGTGATCTATGACGCGCGCGCGTGCGCTGTCCAGGATCCCCGCTAAATTTAAGTTATGATCTACTTGCGTTTTCTCGGCCCAGGTATCGCGATCTGCCGACTTCAAATAGAATTGAATTGAATTAAAGTCTCCGTCCTCTATTTTTTCCATTAACTTGCTCGTTGCCAACTGTAAACCTTTCGCTCTTCCCCTGGCTAATGCATCCGATAATTCAGAATTTTTTTTATTTCTATGTTTGTTGAATGTATCCCAACCAACGCCAATAGATCTGCAAATGTCCATAATACCAAGGTTTAAACTAGCCAAGTATTCAACCCTTTCATGATCTATTATGATCGGTTTTCTTCCGCGTTTTTTAGGTGTTTTAGTTGTCATATTCCGATTAATTATAGCTTAAATACCCTGTTTTTATGCTATTTATGAAGAAATATACATAAATATTGAGTATTAGTATTGACAATAGAGTATTCGTATGGATAATGATACTTACATATTAACAACACGGAGAATATATATGGGAATATCAACAGTATTATTAAACGAAACTAAAAAAGAATTTTTAATGCCTATGCATATCGGAGAAAATTGCGATAAGCCTGGAGAAATTGCTAGTAATTGGCACTCGCCTATCACCATGCAACAAGCATTATATTTACTTACTAATCCTGATTCTTCCAAATTGGGAACTTGCACAAGCAAAGATATTAGAAATAATACAAAACTTTTCCAAGGCTACAAAACTATTGGAAGCTGGTGCGGAGATAAAATTTCATGGTCAGCTTGGGACTGGATGCATGACAAAGAAGAAATTAAAAAAGGGACTAAAAACTACAAAGAAATAACAGAACTTGCTCACAATATCGTAGAAAATAAAGACAATGTTAAATCCATATCTGGCGAAGATCTTAAAGAAGATATTTTAATAAATCCGTACAAATCAATCGGAAAAGAAGTAAGAAATATGTTTGAGTTTTATTATGCTGATTATGGTATTAGAGGTTATCAGATAGGCATACCTGATAATGGCAATATTGATGAAGAAAGATATTTTAAAATTAAGTTTTGTAGAAATACAGCTTATGATAGATTTCATAAACGACACTACAGTTTTAAAGGAAATGACAAACCTTTATACAGATACACCTTTAAATATGTTGAGGCGCCATATAAAGGCGGTAGAGCGCATTTTTTCGGTGGCATGATAGATACAAAGACCAAGGAAGGACAAAAGAAATTAAAAGACTCTAAGAAGGTTTTTAATTACTTATAAAAACTACCACCTTAACAAGCCACTCTTTTGTGGCTTTTGGTGGTAGAAACATAATGAATTGGAGGTATTTAACATTATGAAACAATATCCAATATGGAACATAGTCACATCTTGTATTTATAAAAGTGGCAAATCTTATGGAGTAAAAGAAAGGGGCGAAGTAGAAGTTAGAATTGGTACAAGTTCTAAAAATTCTCATGTATTTTTACACCATAAAACAACTCATAAAATATTAGATAATGGCGACAGAGAATATCGCTTTTTTGTTGATGATGTATTAATTAAGAGAGCATTATTACCTAAAGGTTCAAAGACTGCTCATTTTCTTAAAAACGAGGTAACCAATGGCAGATCCTAAACACATAAGCACGCACATAGACACCTGGTTTCAGGCTAGGTTCTATGACCACCTATTACACAAATACAAAGCTAAATCATTACATGATATACATGTAAGGATGTTGAGCGAGTTAGAGCAAGAGATTTACTTTAAAATTATAAACAAAAGGAGCAAGACCAATGAATGAAGAAATACATTTAATTAATAATGTAATTAGTAGTCTTTATGATGATTATGAACAAGAGCAAGAATATGCACAAAAAGTTATAAATGCTTGGAGTAAAATACTAAATCATTTAGCTGTTGAAGGATATTATGATGAAGATTAACAAGAAATAAAACTATGATAACCATAGAACAAATAAAGCAACAAGAACGAATTAAGGACCAAGCGCAAGACAAAGCAAACGAAGAGCGCAATAAATGGTTTTTAATGATTGCACAATACAACGAGGAGAACGAAGTACAGTATGAAGATAGACCGAAGAAGAATACCAAAACATCTTAGGCACTTGTCAGATCATGTACTAAGTTTATTAATGTATATTTTTAGAGCGCGCTAATGTCTAAAGGATCTCAACCAAGACCGCACGACAAAGATAAATTTAATAAGAATTTTGATTTAATATTCAACAAAAGAAAGGAGAAAAAAAATGAAAGCAAAAGAACTAGAAAAACTATTCAAAGACAAACTACAAAAGGACGGAGTCAGTAAAGAATGGCTTGACACACATTTTGAAGTGATTGGTTTAGATACAGAAGATAGCCAAGAAGATACAGACAATGACAATGCTTAACTTCCTCTGGGATATATTCATAGCCTTCGCGATAGTCTTATCGCTCACGGCCATAATATTAGTTGTCAATGATCGGAGGTAAAAAATGAACACATTGGAATTATTTGCAGGAAGTAGAAGTTTCAGCAAAGTAGCAGAAGAATTAGGACACAGGGTTTATACAACTGACAATCAAGATTTTGAAAATATAGATCAAGTATGCGACATATTTGATTTTGATGTAAATAAACTTCCTTATGCTCCAGATATGGTATGGACAAGTCCACCATGCACAAGTTTTTCTGTTGCGTCTATAGGACATCATTGGAACAAAGATAATACTCCTAAAACAGAAAAGGCTGAACTTGGTGTAGCAATAGTTAAGAAAACTATTGAAATCATAGAACAGCTTGAACCCAAATATTGGTTCATTGAAAATCCAAGGGGTAAATTAAGAAAGCTAGATTTTATGCAAGACTTTCAAAGAAAAACTGTTACTTATTGTTCTTATGGTGATATGCGAATGAAACCCACAGATATTTGGACTAACTTCGATTTTGCAACAAGACCTATGTGTTTTAATGGAAACAGAGATTGTCACCATGAGCCAGCGCCAAGAGGTTCAAAAACAGGTACACAGGGTTTGAAAGGGGATTATTTACGCAGTCAAATACCGCCAGCATTATTTGAAGATATATTTAAGGAGATAGAAAGTAAATAGTTTTAGTGCGGGCGCGCTAATTAACTCCGTGTATATATCTAATTAGCACCTCTATCGCCCGCACACCCACGCACAACTACTCGCGCACCAGGTCAATCAAACCCACCAATAAAAAATGTTTCCTACCCTTTGCTTGTGATCTTCGCAATCTTTTTTGCTCGCCTTCTAACACACACCAAATAATTTCTTGATCTATTAACTCACCCACACCGCGCCCCGCAGTTTTTCTATTGACTCCTGTCATCTTTGCATAGTAACTTATCGCGTCATGTGATGACCAAGTTTCATAACGCCAACGCTCACACAATGCCCACAACATTAACTTCGCGCCTACGCTCAATTCCGTCCTCCCGCACTCGCGCCTAAACCAGGCCCACACGATTGACCGCACGCGCGAAAAATCATTGTCCTTTCGCGCTAGCGCTATCGGAACTAGCGTGCCTTTACCTTCTGCTTCCGCGCGCGCTGTGATCCACCAATGTTCCTTATCAACTGCATTAAATCTTTTCATACTTCTTTTCTCTTTCTGGGCGCGTGACGGCTTTCAGCCGTCCGCTCCCTATATCATATGACTATGATATGGATATATGAGTAAGTTCGCCTATAGTTATGTCCAAGTTCTACTATAGTTATGGGTAGAACTTACTATAGTTATGTCCAATATCGCCTATATCTCCATGTTTTTAAATATGTGTTTA